GGGATGACATCTACATTCTTATAGTCTGACTTCTTAGCTTTTCTTGAGCCAACATCAGGATCGTAGTTGTAATCGTCCGGTGCATAGTCTGCGATGATCTTTTTAATTAGCTTTAATTCTTGCTTCAAGCTGTAGTGAATCCGGGCCTGAACTGCGGACATCACTTTTAACGTACGCTCTAAAATAGCAAGGGTTGTTCCTACTGGAGCCTGAGCACTCATATCAGACAGGTTAAGATCTGCGGTATTTGCAAATCTACGACCCTCATCAATGATCTTATCCATCAACATAGCCAGTACTTGACTAGGTTCTTTGTAGGGTAGTGGCAACAAGTTATCCCGTAGTGCACCTGACGGCACGTCTACATCACGCCATTCACCCGGAGCAATCGGTGTATCGTCGCCTTTTACTCTTAAACCACGTGTTTTAAACCCGCCGGGTAGGTTAGATAGTGTTCCAGCGTCAACAAGTTGACGAATAATCGACGTTCCCGACTTAGCATATGCGCCAATCAGGTGAATTAGACCAAAACAATAGAATCCAAAGCCCGGAATGTACCCATAATGCACAAAATGCTGGCGTTTCTGCTTTAGTTTGTCGTCTGGCTGCCAATTTCTACGGATTGCCAACACAGTTTGGGTATGTTTCTCGATTGTTACTACATAAGGTAGCGCAATTCCATCTTTATCCTCGTATCCGGGCAGATCTAAGTCCACGTGCATCTCTAAAAGCTTAAATCTGTCGTCAGAAGTCGCTCTAAACCCTAGTTTTTCCGCGATTTTCTTCTCAACTTCATCCAACATTGAGATCGGATCACCTAAATCTACGTCTCTATAGAACCCAGACACCTGCAACATGCGCAATTCGTTCTCAGTTTTACGCATTACATGAGTAATCCGGGGGCTAGACGCTAGATCTGCAGCGCCATATGGCACAACAATCTCTTCCGCGGGCACATACATAGCCACTTGGCGATCTAAATTCGGGTCAAAATAAACTTTCTTAAACGCATTACCTGCTAATCCCAAGCCCCACAGCATTCTTTCTGTCTCAGGACGGTACTCAGGCATCTCTTCTGTCAACTGATAGTTCATATCTTCCTGAACCCGCTCGGCTGACTCTTTCTTTTCTGGCGTTTCACGACCAATTACTAACGTCTTAACAGGCCCTTGTGCAGGGAAGATAGACATCATTGTCTCTGACTGGAACTTAACTAGCGCTTCTGCTAACAGGGGGTGATACACACCACATGCGCCTTCCCAAGGTTCAGCACGTTCTTCTATCTTAAGACCAAGCAACTCAAGTCCATCTACATAAGTCTGGATCCAATCCTTACGTGCTGAAATGTCGCTATCAAAATCCCCTAGCAAATCTCCCGCAAGCATAGCTAGATCGCCATCAGAAATTGTTTCTGCAAGGTTCGCATTGAAATCGTCATCTGCTTCAGTGCCCGGTGCAATCTCAATCTCCAACCCATCCATATGCATTGTTACGGAATCGGGGTTTTCAATTTCAATTTCCAGCGGTTGTTCTTGTTCTGCAGCGGCATCGATGCCTTGGGGTGCAGCGTAGAGTGCTTTATCTATAGCCATAATTAATAGTATCCTTTACTACGTTTTGATTTAAACCATTGAATATCATCTGGTTCGTCTGAGGGTAGGCGAATAAATCCACCTTGTCTAAACCGCATAAGCGCCATCGTAGTCGCATCAACTAAGTCGTCGTGGGACATAAATGGAAACCCAGCTACTTCTTCTACTACTTCCTCCGCCCAGCGTGTTTCAGGTACCCACACCAAACCCGACTTGATAATATCGGCTACAGAGTTAAGTCTTGCTAATTTGTCACCGGACCCACGATGAGGGGTGTATTCCTGTACCGGGATTCCAGTTCGTCTAAGTTCTTGGTATAGAGCAGTACCGGAAGACTTCTTCTCAACGATAAAAGCATCAGGCTGCCATTCTCTCCACTCGTTAAGTGCAAGGTCTTTAAGGTCGGTAAATTCCACTCGTCGTTTAATACTGTTAAGTAGAATAATGTTATAGGCGTCTGTTTCTTCATTAAAAAATACACCCCATGTAGTCAGCGCCGTAAAGTCAGCCCGGTTATGTGTTTCGGCTGCAGCATCTAACGTAAGTATAATGTACTCACATGGCGGGGGGGTTTCAGGTTTCCAGATCTGCCACCACTCTCTTTTAACTACTGAGGCTTCTTCAGACGTAGGATTTTGCTGATACTGTGCGTTCCACTGGAACACCGGCATAGACGCTTTTGTTTGTCGCAGCGCAGCAAGTGGCATCCACTCAGGCCAGAGCGCCCGCTCTTCAGGTGTGTCTTGATTAAAGATTGCCGGAAACTCTACTACATTATATTGATCTGCTTCTTCATTCTGAGTCATGTCTCGCACGACTCTTCCGGTTAGGTCATCTTGGTGCCAACGTGTTTGTACGATAGCAACCCTACCACCCGGCATTAAACGTGTTCGCGCCCCGTAAGTAAACCACTCATACGCTCTTTCAAAGACTTCAAAGTTACCATTAATGATGTCCTGTTCGTTATGAGGGTCATCAACAAGTAATAAGTCTGCACCACGACCAGCAAGGGCAGAGCCAACACCACAAGCAAAGTACTCACCACCACCATTAGTATTCCAACGACCGGCAGACTTATTATCAGCAGCGAGATTAACCGTGGGGAATATATGTTTATATGCTGGAGCATCGATCAAGTTCCTTACTTTACGTCCAAAGTCAACAGCTAAATCGGTCGTGTGTGACACCATTAGCACCTTTTTATCGGGGTGTTTACCCAGAAACCATGCAGGGAAATAGATAGAAATAAGCTGAGACTTACCATGTCGAGGCGGGATATTGACGCAGATCCGGCTTTCTTTACCTTCTGCAATATTCATAAGCAGGTCTGCAAGGATGCGATGGTGTTTACCTACCTTATAATCAGGCTGCATCTTCTTACAAAAGGCGATCAGATCATCTCTGCATTGCTTCGCTTCTCGACGTTTTGTAATCTCGTCTACGATAAGCTCTAATTCTTCTGCGTCGCTATCGTTAAACTTATCTAAATTTTTAGATAAAAAATTTAATTCTGCATCTGTTAAAGATGCTAGGGGGTCAGTTGTTGCCAACATCATCAAACCCCATTTCTTTATCTAAGTCCGAAAACTCCGCTTCAACAATCTCGCCTTCCTTAATATCTTCTGGGTACATTAGCTTTTGAATTTTACTGCGTATGCTGTCAACAAGTTCTGTCGTTGATCTATGGTTAACTGTTACTTCTGATTTCTCAGTGAACAGTCCTACATCAGTAATCTTTCCTAGCAACTCTAAGGAACGTAATCGAATCTTGGGGTCGGGGTTTTCAGACTCTATTAATAACTTGTTTGTTACTAATAGTCGGATCTGCGTAGCGTTATCTACTACCCGCACCGAAAACTCATCCAGTATACCTTTAGCAGTATAGTAGACAGCCGGTTTGTGATCTTGCTTAACTAGTTTTTTAAGCGCTTTCTCATCTTCTGTAGCTACATTATATATAGCCTGTTCTGCGACCTCTTGATCTTCTAATGTAACTTCTGGCTCTATGCCTAAGAACTCAAGTGTTTTACACGCAGCCTCAGCCTTCTCCCTAAAATCTTTAAGCGGGATCGCTTCCGTAGGGAATGGAATATTGAGGTCGGGTTCTATGTGTAGTTGCATCATGTCCATGCAAATTAATAAGTTATGCAGTGTATATATAGAATAAATTATGGTGTGTCAAGTTTATGTGGGGTATATAAAATTTTTTAACGCTAGGTACTTAAGCAAACAAGGGGGTGGGTCATTTTGAAAAGTTAGTCGTTGATTGTGGAAAATAGGAAAGGCATTCGCGCGTATGGAACCAGATTAAAAAACTGGGGGGTAGGGGTCATTCTGACACTGCCAGAAAAATCCAATAAAATCAGCGATTTAGCTTGACTGTTAACATGCTATAGAGTAGAATGTCTCTTATGGATCGGGGCAACATATGCTTACGACATGTTTTTCTGACATTGTCAGAATTTATTGGAGATTACGCCATGAATACAGTAACCATTACCGCAACCACCATTAACATGATTAAGACATCATCCGGTGCAGTAGATGCTGCGACCGCGAAAGTAGACGCCGCACTGCTTACACTCCCCCAGATTGCCGAAGCTATGTACGCGGATGGCGTGCGGTATGACATGTTAAAAGGTGAAAAGCCCGCCGAGGATTGCAGGGTTTTGCGCGAGCAAATTAAAGACGCTATTGCGCACGGCATCAAGAGCGCGGATCGGCGTGCAGTTACACTTGCGGATAAAAAAACCGCTAAGGACTTCTCTGAATTCCAAAAAGCGGAGCGCAAAGAAGGTTTAACTCACGTTAGCAAGTATTACAGCAGATTGTGCGAGGCCATGCCTGATGCACCGGTAGCAGAACCCAAACAGGCCGAAGCCAAAACTCAAGCCGATAAGCTAAGGACTCAATTGGAAACCGCGCTTAAGATCGTACAGGGCGAACCCGATGGATCACTGGCTGACATGTTAACACTCAGCAAGGGCTTGCAGGATTTAATCGCAGCGACCTACTTGAAGCAAGGTAAGAACCTATAATTCTGACATTGTCAGAAAAAGATCTTAATGCTTAGCCCTACTTCGGTAGGGCTTTTTTTCGCCCATCGTTTACGTGACCAACAAGTTTTTTAGATATATCCAGCCAACATGTTTTTCGTACATTATCATTTTATCGCGCTTGTCTTAACAAGTTTGCTGGATACTATGATGCCAGTGACGTAAGCATGCGGCCGAGCGGGTTGTGTAACAAAAATAGGTACTTTGTAACAACTATTGTAACAGCGAAACCCGCGTACTTACTGGGTTGTAACAATGTAACAATGTAACAGGGGTTTTTGTGTTTCAGGCAAACGCAAAAGAGAAAAGCAGAGACCCTGAGAGACGCGTTTTAGCTCTTGCCTCTATTTTAGATGTTACAATGTTACTTAGTTACAATATAGATATACCAATGCTTTTCGTGTTACAAAAACTGTACAATTACGAACATTCACTATTTACTATTGTACACCACCATATGCTAAACACTTGACAACGACCATCCACTATGCTATAATATGTTTGTAGGATAAGAAATTAGATGTAACAACTGTAACAATGTAACATCTGTAACAGTCCACAATCAGAATTCTGACACTGTCAGAAAAAGGAGACTACCATGCAGGACGAGTCGCACCTGCCGTACGAGCGGCAGAGTTTAGTCTATCGTTTGCGTAAGCGTGCAGACATAAGACGCAACATTACCACACGCAAAAGCGTCATCCTCAAACAACCCGATCGAATTGCAGACCTGCTAGAAGAAGCAGCAGACACCATAGAAATTCTGACACTGTCAGAAAAGGAGCAATCATGATTCACTGCATATGTGGCGAAGAGATTGACCCACGCCGTTACATTCTAGGCTATAAATTCTGCCTGTGGTGTGGTGAAGAGCGCGCAAGAGAAGTACGGCACTGCATAGTGCCGATGAACAAGAGCAATTATATTCCAGTAACAGATGCATCAATGCTTAAACAACTTAACCCTAAAAGGAGCGCAGCATGTTAAACCGAATCGGTTCCGGTAGTGGCAATGTAGTATTCGTAAAAGAAAAGCCCGTGCAGATAGGCAAGGCATACCAAGCCAAGCCGTTTGAGATGTGTGAGGATCATAACTGGGTGCAGGACGTGGCCTTTGGCGTAAAGACCTTTCAGTTCGGGGACTTTATTGTTGATCTGCTATGGGTTGCGGTTATCTTCTCAAGCTTCATAGTTCTGGTTGTTAAATCTTGACAAACCGTATCAAATCATAGTATAATGTATCATGTAATAACAATTCAGCAGCATAATAATTCTGACATTGTCAGAAAACATCTTAAGGAGATTTACCATGAATGACTTAGTCAAAGCAGCCCCATCAATCAGCAGCAGTGCCATGTTAGTAGAGTTAAACATTAGCGTGTGGACAGGTCGTAAGTTTGACCGAGATGTATCCGCCGAGATTGACGTACAGAAGAACACCACAACACGTGCGGGTAATTACCACAAGAA